TGCATTATATGCCATTGTACCACTTCCTCCACTCTGTGTCAAGAAAATACTTCCTGTTTGTCCTGTTCTACATCCTGTAGGTTTAGCTAATGTATGTGCTGCTGTAACTGTTGTACTAAAGTTTTGTGCATTACCAAAGTTTAATGATACTGAAGCTACACCATTAATAGCTGTTGCACATACAACTGCTGCTGCACTTTTTGTTAATTGTAGTTGTCCCTCTAATGAGGTATTACCTGATACTCTTACTGTGCCTAAGAAACCTGCTGCTCCACTTACTGTAGCTGTAGATAATAAATTAACAGCACCACCCACTGATACTGCTCCTCCAATAGACATTGCTCCTGCTACAGTTGCATGTCCACCAATATTTAAATCACCACTAACAGAAACATTACCTGCTACATCTAATGTACTTCCAAGAGATACAGCACCTGTTATTGTTGTTGTTCCACCTATGGCAACATTACCGCTTACTGATACATCATCTTCAAATTCTGCTTTACCTGTAATGTTAGATGTACCACCTATTGAAACATTACCAACGATTGCAGCATTACCGGATACACAAACAGCACCATCAAACTCAGCTTTACCACCTACTGTTAATGTTCCTCCTATAGATGCATTACCTGCTATAGTAGCTGTGCCTCCTACAAAAGCATTACCTGATATACAAACATCATTATCAAACTCTACTTTATCACCAAAAGTTTTATTAGTAAATGTTTGTGTTGCTGCTAATCCTGCTAATGTATCTGCAGATGCAGGCATTACTAAAGATATATTTCCAGAAAAATCTGCATGTGCAGGTGCTTTTAATGCAGCATAATGTGCATTTGCTGATTCACAATACATTCTAAGTTCTGATTGTGAACCTGTATTTTTTAAATCAATAATACCACCACCAACACTTACAGTTCCTTTAATAGTAGCACTACCACTTACAGAAACATCATCTTCAAACTCTGCTTTACCTGTTGCTAAAAATGTGCCTCCTATAGAAGTATTACCATTTACATCTAATGTACTACCTAAAGATACTGCTCCAGCTATTGTGGTATGACCTCCAATATTCATATCACCAGATACTGATACATCACCTTTAATTGTAACTGTAGAGTTAAAGTTTGCAGCACCATTAACACTAACTGTGCTTTGTAAATGTGCGGCACCTACAACTGTGGTAGTTCCACTTACATATAAATTACCACCTATAGTGGCATTTGAAACTGATATATTACCTTGAACGACAGCAGTAATATTACTTAAATTAGAACCATCTCCAAAGAATGCTGAAGCACATACTTTAGAACTAACATGCACATCTCCTTTAACTGTAACATTACCACCTAATGATACATTACCTCCTACATCAAGTGTACCACCAATACTTGCATTACCTGCAATGGTAGTTGTACCACCTATATTAACATTACCTGATACAGATACACTATCTTTAAATGTTCCTACTCCAGCCACTGTTACAGTTGAATTAAATCCTGCTGCTCCATTTACACTTAATGTGCTTTGTAAATGTGTAGCACCTTGTATAGTTGCAGTTGAAGATACATTTAATGTACCACCAACTTGTGCATTTGAAACTGATATGTTACCTGTAATAGGTATACCTGTAATATTTGTACCATCACCATAAAATGCAGAAGCACAAACTTTAGAGCTTACATGAACATCACCTTTTACAGTTACGTTACCTCCAAGACTTACATTACCTCCAACATCTAATGTGCCACCTACAGAGGCATTACCTGAAACTCTAACAGCTCCTAAAAATCCTGCTGTGCCTGACACAGTTGCTGTACTTAACATATTTACAGCACCACCTACAGATAAGGTAGATGCTAATGAAGCTGCTCCTGCAACTGTTACAGTGCCACCTAAATTAGTATTACCACTAACAGATATATCATCATCAAATGTTACTGCATCTCCAAATGTTTTATTTGTTAATGTATCTGTTGTAGATGTACCAACTAATGTTGCCGCACTTGATGGAAGTGTTATTGTTATATTACCACTAAAAGATGCATGTGGTGGAGCTTGTAAAGCTGCATAGTGTGCATTAGCAGATTCACAATATAGTTTTATATTAGATTGTGTGCCTGTATTTTTAATTTGTATCTCACCACCAGATACCATAATATTACCACCAATAGTAACATTACCACCTACAGTCACATTATTAGTAACTATTAAACTTGATACAGATACATCACCGGTAAATACTAATCCTGTTAAGTTAGAACCATCACCATGAAAAGCACTAGCACAAACTTTATTTGCTATCGCTAAATTACCTGCTACAGAAGCATCACCTGATACTCCAAAGGTTTGTCCTACAAATAATGTGCCATCTATTTTAGCAGCACTAGTAGCTAATTGTAAAGCTGTAGCACTACCATCACCATCTTGTATAGTTACTAAAGAACCAGTTATACCTGTATTAGTAGAAACACCTATTTTTAATAGCTGCTTATATGTATTGTTAATTAATCTTCCTGTTAGTGTTGTCATATTGTATCCCACTTTCTACCAATTTGTGTTGAGTCATCATTCCACGTTATATCTGTTTCATTCCATATGGCATTTCTACCACCATCATCAGGTCTAGCATTTCTTATCGCTGGGTCTTCTCTAACATCTGGAACTCTGTTTTGTGGATGATTATGTAAATCATATCTACCATCAAAACATTGTGGACACCTTAATGTGTTATAGCTAGTTAATCTCATTACTCGTAATGGATAAACAAAACTACATTCATCACACATTGCCTTTGCTCTTTTTTCAGTAGCCATTAAATAATTCTTAACTTAGGTTTAAAAAATATACTTGCTCTTTCTTTGTCTTCTTCCATTGCTCTTTTTAGTAACTCTTCATAGTTTGCTTTTAGCAATGCTATTCTATCATTTGGTATACCTGGTCTTTTTAATCCCATATAATATGCAAGCCCTGCAGTAAGACAAGGTAAAAATCTTACTGGAGCATCTGCATTTTGTTGAAATGATTTATCTGTATCTTGAACTTGACGAATAAGTTCTACTTGTATAAGACCAGTGGCATCTGGTACAGGATATAAAAATATTTTAGGATTAGCTAAATTTCTTTTAACAGTATATTGTGTAGGTCTACCTGTTTGAAATTTATTAGGTATGATATGATATTCTTCAAATGATTTTCTTTCTAATTTAGTTTCTGCTGATGTACTATTAGGTTGATATGTAACTACTAAAGCATCTATAGCTGATGAAGCTAAATCATAAGTTGTAACACTAGAAGCAACTGTTACTGTTGTTGTATCTGTATTCCAAAGTAGCACACCTCTATTTTGCCAATCATTTAACATTAAATTAATAGAACGTCTAGCAGATTGTGGTTCATGACCTAGTGTTTGTTCACCACCAATCATTTCCATTGCTTCTTGAATTACTTCATCTATATCTAAATTAAAATTATAAGTTCCTGATTGTGCCATTATGTTTTTCTAGCTCTCTTTAATTGTTGTTTAGCTGCTTTTGCTAACCTTGATTGTTCTGGTTTACCACCAAACTTTGCTCTTTGTTCTAATACAGTTAATATTTGTATTTTTCTAGCATATGGTTTTTTAATTCTTTTTACTTTTGCTATAGTCTTTCTAGCATCTGCTACAGTTGCATACTTAATACTAACTGTATCTTTTGGATTCTCGTCCGTATATAATCTACGACCAGAACCTTTAGGCTTTTTTCCTGTTCCTACTTTTGGGTCTTTTCTTTTTTTC